TCTTGTTTGCTGGTAGTCCACCATAAATTGAACCACTCAGTAATGCGTTGAAGATATAAGAACCAGTGTCGATGAATGCATCAACATCACCTGCTTCAACCCCCTCACTTACAAGTGCAGCGTATTCATTGCCCGCTGTCTTAGCAATATCTTTCAAAAAATCCATACTTTATACATCTCCTTCTTTTCTGTTGTTTGAACGAAAAGAATCAAATCCGTCTGGATAACGTGCTTCTAACTTTTCGATATTCATATAAATGATATCTTCTAGTGTGCAATCCAGAGCAATACATGCTTGTGCAATGTACCACATAACATCACCCAATTCACGCTTCATGTGATATTGTGCATCATCATCTAGAGGTTTACCTTGAAAACATGCTTTCTTGATAATCTCTGCAAACTCACCACCCTCGGCAGTGATACCCAATGCAGCTGTAATCAATCGTTCTGGAGGCAAACCACTTGTTTCGTCTATTATATCTAGTGCGTCTGAAAACGCCTGTGGGTCTTTTGATTCCTCAGAAGTCACCTCATCCACAAAACGAGTGTAGTCTAGCAATAGTCGTTCATCAGTCATATCTATATCCTTTGATTCCATTTTGTTTATAATACTATATTTGTCTGCTAAAGTCAAGAGATTATTGTACCTTTATCTGCTGTAATCAATCCACTTGTATGTTGTTGCCAACCTTTTGAAATCTCATCAACAGATTCAGTGTAATACATAATAAATCTTTTACTGAATGTGAAGTCACCTTCTGGTGATTTACCAGTAGCACAGATAGATGGAATAAGTCCAACTCCCTGTTGCGACATTTGTGCCATACGAGGTTTGTACACCACAAGTTCATCATCTGTTTCCGAAACAAACCGTCCAACAATTTCCATTCCATTATTAAACAGTATACTAATTACTTTATTATTCATATCAAGTTTTCCTTTATTTCATTTTTTAATTCATGGAGAGAATCCCATGTATCAGTTTGCCGTATTTCCAATTCACCCATTAAGAGAAAATTAGATTGTAGATTATTAATTAGGGTTCTTCTAGTCTGCAACCATTTCTCAGACTGTTCATCACCCCTACCAATATGTCTTTCCTTTTCAGTTTCAGCTGTTACCTTTAGGATAAAAACCTTTGCATCATGTTCTGATAACAACCATTCGATATCTTTTGCACGACAAAATCTATCACCCTCAAGTATTATATGTTTATGTTTGGGAGTTTCTTGTTCAATGAAATCTCTAAACTTAGAGATAGCACCATAACTAATTCTGTCAGTTCCCCCAAATGTTTCGCCAACAGGATATCTTCCAACTACCAATACGTCACCGTGTTTTTGGCATGGAAATAGTTTCATGGGTTCAACATCTTCATGCGAACCCATTTCTGAAATCAGACTTCTCATTAATGTGGATTTACCAGAGCATGGTATTCCACCAATCATTATAATCATAGTAGTAGATTTTTCTCCTCATATTCTAAGAAGTGTTCTGATACTGGTAGAGGAAACTTTTCACCTGCCATTACCAAACCATTCTTTTCGTGATACAAATCAATACCAAGTTCTGAATAACGATTTACAATAGAAGTTTTTACTTTGATAACATTACCAGTTTCAAAAGTATTCTTTGTAAATCCACTTAACTTGTTATTCTCTTCAGATGTAACTGCAATAGTTTGTGAACACAAAATCCACTGTGGTAAAAACTGTTCCCAAATAGAATACATATGCCAATGGTCGAGAATGTAGTAAGCATAAGTCTGTGGGGAAATGAAGTGGTCTTTACAACGGTCTTTTGCCTTCAACATCTGTGCTTCAGATGATACCCAACCAGAAGAAAAGTTTCCACAACCCATATAGAACTGTCGAGTTATTTGACGTTTCTTAGAAGTTACTTCCCACTTACCACGTTCCATAATACCAGACATTGCAGAAAAACAAATATCTGCATGGTCTAATTGTTTAGGAGTCAATTTCGACAAAATGTCCATCTTCACCCTCAATCTGTGTCTTGAATAAAAAGTTAATGTTTCCTAAGTTGCCAGACTTGTATGCTTCTGCAACCTGTACACACTGGTCGATATAGTTCATTAAGTAGTTCTCAGAAATATTCACACGATTCTCTGGAATATCTTTTGCAAGAGTATCCGAAAAACCAACTGCAACATTCACATCAAGTCCCTTAACTAACAAAGGATAAACCTTTGACCATAAACGTGCATGACGGTCACCAGCAACCTCACCAGTTCCACCACGCAATGTTGAAACCAACCACTGTGGTGCTTGTGTAACATCTACACCATACTCATCCATAATTGCTTCAACAATCTCATCACGAGTAGGGTTAGTAGTCTGTTTGTAATCATCAATAACAGATGAAAGAACCAGTTCTACAGTCTTTGCAACTTGTGTATTCCAATCAATCTCTTTCAAGTATTGACGAATAGAGTGTGCATTCTTGTTACAGTCTCCTGCTTGAATAGCAGAGATAACATTATAAACCACTGCACCTTGGTCTGCTTCATTCTTAGGATGCTTACGCAAGTTCTCTGTAATTGCATATTGACGTAAAGATTTAGTTGTTGCAAACGTACATACTGCAACCCAAATGTGTTCAACCTTTTCCAACTTTGCAGAAACAAAACGGTGTTTACCAGCAACAAGTTTACCTTGCTTTGTAATTACTGGTGGTTCGTGAAACTGTGGTTCATACTCATCGTTGCGAAAAATAGTACGCAACTTCAAAATGTGTGGTGAATCTGTTTTTCCTTCCACACGCCCAAAGTTATAATGTTCAGTGTCGATGTCTGTTACTTTTACATAACACATCTCCACCAACTTCATACCTTCTACAAGAACAGGTTTCTTTGCGAATTCCTCAAAGTGTTCTTGGGCCTTTACATATTCAAAGGGATATTTCATTGTTTCTCCATAATATAAATTAACCTCAATCTTCTAGCATAGTATACCTGTTATTAAAACAAAAGTCAAGGCTTATTCGCCAAGAAAGTCATTTAAATTTCCAGATGTCTTTGCAGCATACTTACCAATCAACTTCTCTTGTTTACCGTAGACACCGATTGTTGCCAATCGTCTATCACAATATGCAACACAACTAAACCGTTGTCCATTACCAGAGATAGGTGTAACACCGTGTACTTCTTGACTGTCTGCAATTACAACACTATTATCTGGGGCATCAATTGCAACACCATAACGAGGGAAACAAAGATATGCACCATCATAATCACCTTCTCTGAATACACACATACTTGTCATACCAGCATCAGTGTCACCACTGTCTACATGTGCAGCCATCTTTGCAGACTGATATGCAGAATATCTATTCGCAGAAAGTGTAGTAAAGATACCTTCACCAACTCTATGTTCTGGACGAATGTTGTTTTCTGCAAATGACTTCTGACTTTTATAGATGTCATTGTTTGCTTTTGCGAATGCAGTTTCATTGTGTTCAGAAATTTCTTGTAGTGCTTCCCACTTTTCTTTATTGTCTTTACACCAACCCGATACATCAATACCACCAGTGAAACGTCCACGTTTATGTCCAATCATAACTGAATGGATTTCGTTTGAGTATGCAATCATACCCCAACCACCAGACTTTGTACGGACATAATATGAGTTAGGTGTTCTTAGTTTATAGTCTTGTCCTTCAACTAAACCTTTTGCCAACATCTCTTCTTTATCAATAGGGCCTGAACAGTTTGCCCTCATTGTAGATGTATCTTCAATAGTAGTTAGAATATCCCTAATCTTACTTTGTTTAGGGAATGCATTTGTAATAACATATGCAAGGGGAACATCTGAACCATCCAAAGATAGGATAGGTTTCATTACTCCCATGTCTGTATCAGTTACTTTGATTACCTCATCGTATGCTGATTCGTCTAGAAATTTACCATTCCATTTATCGTAAGTTTCTTTTTGACCTAAGTCTTTCTTAACCGTTAGTTTCTGCATTTTGTATCTCCTTATAGGGTTTAAGGATGTTTTCGTACACTTTATCAGCAAGGTACTTCATTTGTAGTGGTGCAACCATCAACCCAATTCTTGCAAGTTTCTCATTAAGAGTACCAGTGAATTTGTAATCCTCTGGCAAAGTCATTAGTCGTGCAGCTTCTTTAGTTGTGTACACCCTATCTTCTTCTGGGTGCAAGTGAACTGCAAGACTTGTTTGTAGTCCTTGTTCAGAAAGTGTATGAGATGCTTGATTCCAAGGAACTCTACGAGATTGAAAGAACGAACTCTTTCTTTCTGGTACAGTCTTACCCCATTTAATTCTGTGTGCAATAACCTTATCGTACCAAGGCCCAACTACGTCATCACCAACAGAAACCACTTTGTCT